CACAAACAAATGGTGCATATCCTAGTAGTTTAACGCTTTCTAAGGGGCCTGTAGCAAGTGGAGGTAATTACATATGGAATGTACTTGCTGATACTACTGTAGAGGTTAATACGACCACTGGTATTGCAATATTTGATAATCTAATGATTCGTGAAGGATCTATTGTAGACTTTTCATATACTGTAAGTAGTTTTGAGAGTCAAAATTACATAGTTCCTGCTGAAGATGCAGATATAGACACTTTAACGGTTACTGTTAAACCAAACGAAGCATCTACTACATCAGATTTGTACAATTTAGTTGATACAGTTACTAATTTGACTGCTACAACTAGGGTTTACTTTATTGCTGAAGGAGAAGACCAAAGATACGAAATAAGGTTTGGTGATGATAGTGTTGGTAGAAAACTTAAAGACGGTGAAATAATTAATTTAGAGTACTTAGTTACTTCTGGTCAAGAAGCAAATGAAGTTCAGAAATTTACATTTATTGGAGATCTACAAGATAGTCTTGGAATTAAACCCTCAAATGGTGATGTTACTTTAACAACAAAGGAAAAATCGCAACAAGGGTCTCCTTCTGAGACTGTAGAGTCTATCAAGTATATGGCTCCTAGATATTACTCTTCTCAATATAGAGCAGTTACAGCACAAGATTATGCTGTAATTACTAAGAAAATATATTCTAATGCAGATTCTGTTATTGCTTATGGTGGTGACTCATTAAATCCACCAATTTACGGTAAGGTTTATATTGCAATTAAGACTAAAACAGGTTCATCTCTAAATGATGCTACTAAGAAGACTATTGCTTCAGATCTTAGAAGTTATGCAATGGCATCTATTGACCCTGTAGTTATTGACCCAGATGAACTTTATGTATATCCTAAAGTATTTGCTTTATATGATACTGGAGTAACTAACAATACGTCTGAAATTAAGACTAATATACAGAGTTCTGTTAATGATTGGGCAACTCAAACTCAAATCAATAACTTTAACTCAACATTTAGAAATCAACAATTCCAGAAAGCAATTACCTTATCTAATAAGGCAATTAGTGATGTTTCTGTGCAAACATCACTTTTGAAGTATATTAAACCTCAAACAAATCAAACTAATACTTATTGCATATCAACAGGTTCATCCCTATATGATAGTGCTCCAAGTAACGTTGATAGTGATACTACTGGTTGTAAGAAAGAACCAGTGATACTATCTGGTAATTTTAGAACAGCAGATAGACCTGGTGTTGATCAACAGTTTGAAGATGATGGTTTTGGTAAGTTGAGAACCTTCTATAATACTGGAAATAAGAAGGTATACACCAATACTTCCGCAGGTTCTATAAATTATGAAACTGGTGATATTTGCATAGGACCAATTAATATAATAGGAGCTGGAGATAATGTTCCAGCAACTACCAATTTAAATCTTTCTGATGCTGTTACTGGCACAGGTAGTGTAATTGACATTACTTTATTACCAACAGATTTGCAGTTGCCAACTCTGTTTATACCTTCTAACAGTTCTACTATTCCAGCATCAACTCCTGGAACAATAATCAACGTCATTAATCCTGAAGTCACAGTAGCTCCAGTTGGTACAACACCACCTCCTACTGTACCTCTAAATAGTTTGACACCAAAGGTGTTTAATCAAGCACCAACTCTAGTTGAAGTTACTTCAATTAATAATACAGGTTCTCTCACTTCTAGTTGTTTCTAACTTAGATGGCAAATATCAATAAAGTCTCCCAGTCAGTTAAGTCACTGACTCCAGCGTTCGTTGAGGATGAGTATCCTCTCTTTAATAAATTCATTGAATATTATTATAGATCGCAGGAGAAAACTGGACTAGGACAAAATATTTTAAACAATTTCTTACAATATCTGGATATTGATAAACTGGATATAGGAATACTTGATGGTGCAACGAAGATAGTAGAACCTCTTGGAGTAGATACTGATACAGTAGTTGTAGAGAGTGTAGACCCATTTTTAGAGAACGATGGATCTATTCTGATTGGTGATGAAGTAATTTACTATGAATCTGTAAGTCATGCTCCTAATATTGCTTTAAGTCCAGGTATTTCATACGAACAGGTTAAATTAAAGTGGTTGGGTCTTGCAAGTCCATTGGCATTGTTTGATGGAACTACTCAAAAATTCCCGTTAACTTCTCAAAATAATCCCGTAGCTCCACCTTCTGCACAACATTTGATTGTACAGTCTTATGGTGAGATTCTAATTCCTAATATAGATTATACTGTAGAAGGTACTGATATAATCTTCACAACTGCTCCTAGAACAAAACTCGATGCTGATGGAGCAGATTTAACTTTCATTACATATTTGAGTGGTTTTGTTGAAAGTAATATTGTTGCAATTGATAATTTATCTAATAGTTTTGGTGAAGGTAAGCGTCAATTTACTATAACAAGAGATGGTGCTTCATACGAACCTGTTATAGATGAGTATGTTTTAGCGATTTATGATAATGAACTTCTTATTCCAAAAGTAGACTTCTTTATTGATGGAAATCAGTTTATATTTAAAGACGCACCTTTAAATGGTAGATTCTTATCATTATACTCTGTTGAAGCACCAATTCCTTCTTTTGGTGCAGGTGCTATTGGATATGCACGTATAGATGATGCTGGTACTTTAACTGGTATTTCTACAAATACTAATGGTAGTAACTATAGGTTTGAATATCCACCAAAAGTTTCTATTAAATCTGAAAATGGATCTGGGGCAGCTGCAACAGCATTAGTTAATGGTATTAAGAGTGTTTCTCTTCTTGATGGAGGATATGGGTATAGTGATACAAACCCACCTCTAGTAGATGTTCAATCACCTACAAAACCAGGTTCTACAACAGCAAGTATTAGAGCAACTGTTACAAATGGTGCTGTTAGTGGACTAGAAGTACTTAATTCAGGTAGTGGATATACATTCACACCTAGACTTAGCTTTAGGCAACCTGGAGGCGGTAAAATTGCCCCTCCAACGATATCTAACGGTTCTATTAGTGGTGGTATAACTGTAACTAATGGTGGTATTGGTTATACAACTGTACCTGACATTTATGTTGATGAACCTACTGAAGAAGATGGTATTAGAGCATCATTAAGAGCAGTATTAACAGATGGAAGAATTACTTCTGTTCAGGTATTAAATGCTGGTCAAGGGTACGTAGGAACTCCTAGAGTTGCTGTTGTAGATCCAACAGGAGCACAAATTCTCCAAACAAAAGTTGATGGTGATGGAAGAGTAACAGATATTGAACTTTTAAATGGTGGTAGTGGATATCAAGATGTTCCATCAGTTTATATTGTTGATGAAAGAGTAGATCAACTTGGTAACTATGCTGGTGGTACTGGAGCTACTGCTGTTGCATCTATTTTCAATGGTCAGATTATTGATATTAATATAACCAATTTTGGTTCTGGATATAGTGCAACTGAACCTCCAACTATCTTTATTCAAGAACCACCTTCATCAGAAGCATCTGCTACAGTTGGACTTAATGAAGTTACTGGATTTACAGTAAATCAAAATGGTACTGGATATAGTAAAGCAAAATTTGAAGGATGTGCTAGAGCAGCAAGTGGTATTAAAGAATATTCTGAAGATGGTAATGCAGTATTCTCTGATATTACAATAGCAGCTACAGCAGTTACAAATACTCCTGTTAAATGTTTGGATGCGTTATTCATCAAGAGATTGCTTGATAAGTATACAGAACAGTTCTTACCTGATGTACCTTCTCTAGATTACTCTCAAATTGACGTTAGAACAGCAATTAAGACTATTAAGGACTTTTATGCTTCTAAAGGTACTTCTTATAGTATTGCTTATCTCTTTAAGTTATTATATGGTGAAACTGTAAGTATTTCATATCCAAAAGACCAAATAATTAAGCCTTCTGATGCTACTTGGTCTATTGATACAATTCTTAGGGCAACGTTGGTTAGTGGTGATTCTAATAATATAAAAGATGCTTTATTAATACAAGATAGAGATATAGCAGATGATAATGTTCAAGCAGCAAGTGCTCTTGTAGAAAACTTTATTTCTATTAAAACTTCAGAACTAACAATATATGAATTGGTTCTTTCTGAAGAAACCATTAATGGTACGTTTACAGTTCCATATAAGACTAAACTTGCAGAGCCTTTGAATTTTACCGATGGTATTATTACAGTTGACTCTACTATCGGTTGGCCAGAAAGAAACGGTGAATTTTTAATCGGTACTGGAACTGGTTCAGAACTTGTACAGTATAAGGAGAAATCACTTAACCAGTTTATTGAATGTACTCGTTCAGTCAATAATGTAGTTGAAGATTGGGATTCTGCTACTGAAGTAACATCAAACTTTAGAGTTTATCTTAATAAGGGAACTGCTCAAGAAGTTGTAATGAATATTGTTGGTATTGTTGATGCTCAACAAACTACATTAACAGATACAGGTTCTTATTACTTACCTGGAGATAAATTAACGGTTTCCAAGCTTGGTGGTACTGGTATTGGTCCAGATCTTACTACTTGGTTGTATAACGTCAAAAAATTGATTGATGTTGACACTGTAACTTATGGCGGTGTTAATAATCAGTCTGCTACTATAACTTGTACCAATCCTCATGGTTTATTGGTTGGAGATCAGGTTACCATTTATGGTGCTAACCCAATCATCTATAACGGAACATTCTTAGTAACTTCTAGGGATAGCGACCTTATATTCCAGTATAATCTACCTCAACCTGCTACTGTTATACCACAGGGTAATATTTTAGTATCTGTTGACCTTAATAAAGGTAAATCTGTCAACTCTGCTGTTAATAATGCAGTTAGTCCTTATACCACTAACATACAAAACTCATTCTTTAATGATAATTACGTTTATGTTGCTTCTACAGGTATTCCTAACTATGAGATAGGTCCATTCCCTGGTTCTGCTCTACTTCCAGGTAATCAACGTAAATTAAATAGGTTCCCTAAAGTACCTACTACAATTTCAACTAAGAATGCTATTTCTTCAGGTCCGATTGGTACTTGGGTAAATGGTGTATCAATTTGGTCTTATAAGTCAACCGAAGCAAAAACCTTTGGTGCTGTAACCGATGTTAGTATTACTAATTCTGGATCTGGATATGATGCTGCATCTCCTCCTGCAATTACTATGACAGGTGGTGGTGGAGAAGGTGCAACTGCAAGTGTTGTAGTTAACGGTTCTCTTAGTGAAATTACTGTAACTAATGGCGGTTCTGGATATACTTCATCTCCATTGGTGTCAATCGTTGGAGGAGGTGGTTCTGGTGCTGCTGCAACTGCTATTATCACTAAAGGGTCAGTTTCACGTATTCTAATCAACTCAGGCGGTTCTGGGTATACTTCACAACCACTTATTACTATTGTTGGTGGTGGTGGAAATGGTGCTGCTGGTACTGCATCTGTTCGTGGACCTATTCAGTCTATTGGTATTACTAATGGTGGTGTTCAATACACTTCAAGTCCAACAGTAACACTAAGTTCTGGTAAAGGTGCTGTTGCACAAGCAATTGTTAATGATGGTAGAATTATATCTATTGCTATCATTTCTGCTGGATCTGGATATACTACTGCACCTGAAGTATCTGTTCAAGGTGTTGGATTTGGTGCAATTGCAAGAGCAACTATTGATACAGACGGTGAAAATGCTGGTAGGGTTACCAATATTGAGATTGTTAACAAAGGTATTAACTACATCCAAGGTAGTACTATTATCAATTTGACTTCCGTTGGTCAAAATGCTACTTTTACTGCAAATGTATTCCAATGGAATTATAACCTTCAAGCAACTTCACAGTTTGATACTGCTAAAGGTTCTGTATTTACTGGTTACAATAATGAGTATGGTGGTGAGTATGCTCACCTATCCAATCCTCAAAGGATGAGATATATCCTTGGAGATAACCTTTATGAAGAAATTGGTACAGGAAATATTCTAGAACAAGAAGAGCAGTTATCCCACTCTCCAATTATCGGTTGGGCATTTGATGGTAATCCAATTTACGGTCCTTATGGATACGTTGATCCTACTGACCAAAGTTCTGCTACCGTAAGACTTAGAACTTCTTACAAATTAAAGGATGAATTAATTTATGATGATACTATTAATCCAAATCCAAATAGAACTGCTGGTCCATTATTAACAGAAGAACCTGCTGGTAATTTTGTAGAAGACTATGAGTATAGTTTTGGATTAGGTGACTTAGACCAGTATAATGGTCGTTTTTGTAAGACTCCTGACTTCCCTAATGGTGCTTATGCTTATTTCGTTACTATTGATGCTACTGATGCAGGTAGTCCACTTTTCCCATATGTTATAGGACCAAGTTTCAACTCTGTTGTTGATGAATGGAACCTTAGTGCAAATGCAATTCAGCAGAATATACCAACTGGAGTTGTACGTTATAGAGACCCTTATGAGAATGTTGATATTGATGTTGAAAGGGTTCCTAATGCTTCTACTGCTGCTTTAACAACTGAAGATGGTGAGATCTTGTTGTTTGAAGTAGAGGATGAAAATAGAGATGGAATTATAGGTCCAGAAGAGACTGCTGACCCCGATCAAATGTTTGAGGAGTCACCTTTACAGTTATTTGATTACTTCCCTAAAGTTAAATTTGACTCTAAAGTTGATATTGAAGTTGAAACAACAACTAAATTTGAAGATGCTTCTGTTACTGGATTTACTGTTGAGAACACAGGTAAGAATTATCAGGTAGATGATAGATTAATATTTGATAATACCGATACTGATGGAGCTGGTGTATCTGCTCGTATTTCAAAAATCAAGGGTGAAGCAGTTGCTTCATATGATTTCGAGAATATTAGTGGTGCTAATTATGGTGTCTTACAGACAGCAGATCCTCATAATCTAATTGCTGGTGATGTTGTTTATATAGATTATACTCCTATAATGCAGAATACAAACAAAACGTTTGTAGTTCGTCAATATAAAGGTATAGAAGAGATTGTTATTGACCAAAGAGGTTCTGGATACAATACAGATATTCCACCAACTATTACAATTGATGGTGATGGTACTTCTGGAAAATTAGAAGCAGTTGTATCAACTGTTGGTGCTATTGATCAAGTTAATATTTTAAATTCTGGTTCTGGATATACATCTAATCCTCGTGTTATATTATCTCATCCACAGGTCTTTAAGAAAGCGGATTATTATCTTTCTAAAGTTGAAAATCAGAATTATGTTAAAATTAATGATACTTACGTTAGTGATAATAAAGAGATCTTTATTTGTGGTAAAACAAAAGATGCTGTTGGAAATACAGTAGGTTTTGTTGCTAAATTATCTGCTACAGGTGTTAAAGAGTGGGAGAATACTCTAGAGAGTACTGATGGACAATACTATACAGAGTTTCAAAAACTTTATGTAGATGGTCTTGATGTTTGGGTGGTTGGTAATAATAAGCCAAATTCTAATCTACTTAATGCATATAATCCAGATGTTATACTTGCTAAGTATACTCAGACAGAAAATGGATTGAGTGCTGGATTACAGTTCCAAAAAGGATATGCTGGTATCTCTGGTGCTACTCGTGCTGACTATGTATCTTCAATTCAAAAATGGAGTGATACTCGTTTCATTATTGGTGGTTATACTAATACAAATTCCAGTAACCCATATGATGCATTCTTAGCATCTATTGATAGTACTGGTAATTTTGCTATTAAGAGAAAGCTTGTATCTACTAGTAAATCTGAAAAGATTGTAGATATGAAGGTCATAACTACTACTTCAGGAGCTACAGAATTATACTTCATAATGGAAGTAGGGTTAAATCAAGCTACTACCGATGTTAATCTTGCATTTGGTAAAGCAACTTTAACTACAAGTGCAATTAATATAGACTTTATTAAAGAGTATAGTACATCTGTATATTCATTAGTTGATGGTAGTCTTGTCTTTGACGAATTTAATGAGTGTTATATTTCTTGTTCATTAAGATTTAAGTCTGATCCTACACAGAAAGATAGTTTCTGGGTTTGTAAAGTTAGTAGATCTGGTGATATAATTTGGAATTATCGTTATGTTGCTCCTGGTAGAGATATCACTATGGCAGATAGGAGTTCTATCGATATATTTGGAGATTTAAACGTTGCATTTAGTAGAGACAATACTACAACTGGTGTTAAAACTGTAGATTCAGTTAAGATTGGATATAATGGTATTATTAAGAATCATACAACTAATGAATTTAATAAAAACCGTATTGAAGGTATAACCGTTCATTCAGTTAATACTGATAATTCTGGTGATATTTACCTTTCTGGTCAAACTCAATGGAATAGGAATGAGTTTATATTCGATTTTGCTGCTAATGAGCAAACAGATCTAACTAGCAACTATACTTTAACTTCAGTTGGAGCAAGTAATGCTATAACTTATGATGATAATATGGCAAAGATCTATGGTTATCAACCAGCTGGGTCTAGTTCTACATGGGAAAATTCTTATCTTAAGGTTGCTGGATCTGATTTAGGTACAACATTAGCAAATGATTGGACTTTAGAGTTCTTTATATACAAATCTGGGTCACAATCTCAGACTTTATCACAAAATGTCCAAACTATAATGGGTATCGGTGGTGCTAGAGATGCTACTGGTGGACTATGGTTAGGATATGATAATTCCTCTGGTGAGTTGCAGATGGTTATTACCAATCAAACAACTCAGTTAATTAATGGTTCTGGACAATCATCCACACAAACAACAATGTATGCTGACAATAGTTGGCAAACCATTGCGGTAAGGAAAGAAGGGAATGTATTTAAAGCATATGTTAATGGTATAGAAGTAATAAGTGGTACATTATCAAATACTTCTTTTGCTACTAAGGACTTGTACTTTGGTAACCAGGTTGGTTTTGGTGCTGGTGCTACAGATTTCAGTCAAAATTATCAAGGTCAATTCTTCATTGATAATATTAGATTGAGAAATAGAGCAGTTACTGTAACTGTACCTTCTGATATTTCGAGTTTACCTCCTGTTGCATCATTTGCATTAGGATTTGCTTGGACAGACACTGCTTGGTTTACTAATAATTTAACCAAGTATGATTATATTGACCATAATGGATGGAATTTAAAAGTAGATAAGAATGCTGATTCTACTAGATTGGGTGATAAAGGTGTACAAACTAATACTCAATTAGGATTTGTCAGAACTTCTGTAACTCCTGTTACTGGATCTTCAATGACAATAGGTGAAGCTGATTTTGCGTTAGGTGATGCAGGTCTACAAACTTTAGACTTTGATGATGCTACTATAACAATGACTCCAGGTACAGAGACATTAACTTATACTAATGATATTTGGAGTTCTAGAACAGCGACTGTTCCTTCTCCAGGTTCTCAAAAATTACAAGTATCTGCTGTAGTTAAGGATAGATATTTCTTTAAGGTTACTAATACAGTTAAAATTGATAATATTCAAGAGTTAACTATAAATCAACCGTTCATATTTACTACTGGTGCTAAGTTAAGACTTAATAATCTTTCTAATGGTAACTTTATTAATAGTGGGTATATCATTAAATCTGATATACCTAACAGAAAAATTTATGTTGCTGTTCAGAATAATCCTTGGAGTAATGATTTAAACACTGGTATTTTAGTTAGTGAGCAATTTAATGAACAAGATACTTATGGAATAGTTGGTCCTATTCCAAATGATGTTAATGAAATGAAGGCATATACCTTCGCACAGGTAAACAATACAACTCCTGGAACATTTGATATTGATATGTCCACTTATGATGCTCCTGCTAATATTGGTGGTACTAATAACTTAGATGACTTTGCTAGATTTAAACCATTTAATGTAGGTGACTATTCAGTTAGAATTGATGAAATTGGTGGTAGTTCATCGTTTATTGTTGGATCTGTAGTTTCACTTACATCTAACGATATATCTTTCAATGCTAATTACAATACATGTGAGATAACAAATTTAATAGGTGTTACTAAGATTACATTGATTTCTAATCTAGAAAGAATACTTCAAATAACTGCTGTTGCTAATAGTGATGAAGTTTATGTAATTACAGGAACAAGTCATTACTTGTCTGAAGGTGAAATTGTTTATGTTGATGGTAACCCATCACAAACAGATAGTGGTCTTGTTTACGATGAGTATGATGGTGCATTTGCTGTTGATACTGTTGTAAGTCCACTTGAATTTACTTACAAATTACCACAAACTGCTATAACTGCTCCTGCAACTAATGCTGCTAGTGTTGGTATATTTGTTAAGTCTCCAACTCTAAAGATGTACTATGGACATCAGTATATCTTTGATTTAGCTCATTCTACACTTGTTGGTGGTAATTTATCTTTTGCTAAGGATAATCTTTATAAGTTGGAATATTCATTCAACTCTATTGAAAGAATTGGAACTCCTGGTTTAACTGGTCAAGGAGAACCAAATCCATCAGTTAAGTTGAAAGTTGATAATGATATAGTTACTAATATTTCCTACTATTTCGATCCTTCTAGAACTGGTGCTGATTCTCCTGTAATTTCTGATAGTTATCTTGATGTAACAGATTCACCTTATACTGGTACATTTACAATTAGCAGTACTTCTGGTCAAACAATTACTCGTGGTGCTGATGTATTTAAATTCCCATTATTAAATGAGCCAGAAGGTATTGGTGATATTTCAAGAACTTCATATACTACAAGTTCATTAAAGGCAGTTGGTTCTATTGGAGATATCCGTATCATTAATCCAGGTGGTTTCTATACTAAGTTACCTATTGTTACTGGTATTGCATCTACAAGAAAGATTGAAAGAGTTCAAATTATTGAACCAGGAACTGAATATGCTGTAGGAACATATAATGGTGTACCTATTGCTGGTGATGGTGAAGGTGGATTTGTTCAAATTACTGTTGCAGACGGACAAGATGATGAAGGTATAACCATTCCAGGTCAGATTCAAGAAGTTCTTGTCACATCTCCAGGTAAAGGATACACTTCTGCTACAATTGACGTTGAAGGTGTTTCTGGTATTCTTGGTGCTGGTTTAACTGGATCTGGTGCAGATTTATCAGTTGTTATTCCACCTTTCGGTACTGAAGCATCTATCTTCACTAAGGGTGATAAGGTTGGTAAGATTAAGAAACTTAAGAATAATAACTTTGGTTATGATTATCCTCATGACTATACTTTACGTCCTGAGATTACATTCCCACTTAATGCTCAGTTAACTTCTACAAGTATTCTTGAAAGTATTACTGTTACGAATCCAGGTTCTGGATATTCATTAGCACCTACTGTTGTTATTACAGGTGGTGGTGGATCTGGAGCAACTGCTGAAGCAACTATTAAGAATGGTAGATTGGATATTGTTGAAGTTAAAGACCCAGGTGCTGGATATTCTTCCACTCCTTCTGTAAGTCTTAGGTCTTCATTTAACTATGTTGTTAACCTTGACTTAGGTTTATTACAGTTTGCTTATCCACATGGTATTACTAATGGTGCTGAAATTAGTGTTGCTGTAACAGATACTGGAGATGGTGCTGATTATCCTCTAGCTGCTGGTGCAACAGGTCGTCTTAATCCAAATACTACTTATTATGCAATTTCTGGTAGTGCAAACTCTCTAGAAGATGATCAATTAAAGATCGCTATTACTCCTCAAAACGCAGAATTGGGTGATGCATTATCATTTGTTAACGCTGGTGATGGTCGTCAGAGTATCTTAACTGAATCATTTGGTGGTGCTGCTACCGCTAACGTTATTACTTCTACCTTCCTTGAAGGTGAACTTGTTTATCAGGGTGATTCATTAGAGACATCAACAGCACAAGGATATGTTTCAACCAACTCTGGTTGGCAGATTGGACCTAGAATTCTTAAGATTGTTAATTATGATGGTGTATTTTCAGAAGGTGAACAAATAACTGGTGTTATTTCTAAGTCTTCTGGTACTATTAGTGACCTTAAGTTTGCTCGTGGTGTTCTAGATATTGGTTCTATAACTAAGACTACTGGTCAGTTTATTGATGATGTTGGTAAACCATCTGAAATTATTCAAAAGATTCAAGACTCTTACTACTATCAGGACTTCTCTTATGCTGTTAAGTCTGCTGTTTCTATCAGTGAGTGGAAAGAAATTCTAATCAGAAACGTTCACCCTGCATCGTTTAAGGTGTTTGGTGAGTTGAACTTGAATGAGTATGGAGAGATTCCTAATAAAGATACTTTCTTTGAACTTACTAAGTCTGTAGAACTTGCTCAAGAAGCAATTGTTCCAAATATTCAAAACTTTGCTCTTGTAGATCCAATTTATACTGAGTTTAATAATACAGAAGTACTATTCAGACAGAAGAGATTGACATCTTCTGAGAACATTCTAACTTCTGTTGTACAGAGAGTTGATGATATATCAGACCAGTTTGATGGTATTAAGACTTCATTCCCATTAACAGTTAATGGTGGTACTGTTGTTGCTAACGCAAATCAGTTAATGGTTGTCTTGAATGGTGTTGTACAAAACCCAGAGACAGCATTTACAATCCAACAGGATTCTATAGTATTCAATGAACCACCAAGACCACCAGCAAGTGTTAAATATGCTTCTGTTACCATTGATGCTATTCAAGGATATGAAATGATATTCAATAATCCTAGTGGAATTTATCCTGGTCTTGGTAATGAGATTAAGGGTAGTTCTACTGATGCTAGATTTACTGTATTGAAAGTAGTTGGTAATGTAGTTACTGGTTATATAACTGATGGTAGTTTTATACTTGGTGAATTATGTAACGTTGTAGCAACAGGATTTGCTGGAAACTTAGCATCTATAACTCCAGTTGGAAGTATTGGACTATTTACTTTTGGTGAAAATATTACAAACCTAGAAGGTAATACTGCAAAGGTTGAAGCAGTTAACTTAGAAACTGGACAAGAGATGCCTATTGCTAAATTAAGGTATTCTATTGGTCCTTCTACAACTGTATTTGAAGTTGTTGACCCAACTGCATCTACTGACCAACCAGTACCTTTAGGAACATTTGTTGCTAATGTTAATTATCAAGTAGGATCTGAAATCTTTACTCTTATAGGCACTGTAGATAATGCAGAGTCCACATCACTTACAGTTGTAAGAAATGTTCTTGGTACAACTGCAGCGAATCAGCAAGATAGTACTCCACTTTATAGTACTAAAATTGAGGTTACTGATCAACTAACTTTAAGTAAGACTGCAGGTACATATACATCAACACCTGGATTATTTGATATTCAGTTGAATGATGTTATCTATGGAGCACAGTCTGGTGTTATAGCACGAATTACTTCAACATCTGCTTATCAAGATCCTATAACTCAAGAATTTATTGGTCAGGTTGATATCTCTCCTGGTTCTTCATTCTTTGGATTATTATTCAACAGAATTACATCTCAGACTTATCCAAATGTTGTTTTAGATGATATTGCATCATCTGCAGTAAGTATTGTTGATGCTACCGATAATCTAACTCCTTATAATGGTAACTTCCCAGCTAATGAACAGATTAATAATTATATTGTTCCATTTAATAATTTAACAGGAACGTTACAACTTAATGAAAATATTCGCAATTATAAGATTGAATATGGTAATAATACTAATGAATTTGTAACTGGTGAAACTGGTAAAGTTAGAAAGATGTCCTTCTATGATAGAGAAGGAACTGGATTCTTTAGTTCTGGTCAAGTTATAAGATCTAGAGATACTAAGGCTGAAGTTATTGGATATAACCAAGCACGTAATACAGTATATCTTGGTAAGATTGGTAGAACTAAGTCTAATGGTGAAGACTATTTTGATTTTACTTTTGCTGGTAGTGCTCAGATTGATACTACACAGAAAAAGTATGGTGCTGCTTCATTACAATTAACTGCTGGAACAACAGATTATATCTGGTGTCAAACAACTAATGAAATTGCATTTAGTAGTGGTGACTTTACTTTTGAATTCTATATACGTCCTGATTCTTCTTCATTAAGTGGAACTATCGATGTTTTTGATACAAGAGTTTCAAGTGCTAATGAAGTTGCATTAAGAGTATATCTCGAAAGTGGTCAAGTTCGTTGGAATGTTAATAATGCAGATCTTGTAACTTCTGTTGGAACATCTCTAACTGCTGATACATGGGCTCATGTTGCTTACACTAGAACAGGTACATCTGGTAAGATGTATATTGATGGTGTTGAGGTTGGTACTGGAACTGATAATACAACTTATACTGCTAAACCACTGTTTATTGGTGTTGGTTATGCATTTGGAACTGGATTTATCGGTCATATTGATGAGGTAAGAATCTCTAATACTGTCAGATATGCAGCTGCATTTACACCTTTAGCTGGAATATTCCAAGGTGATAGTGCTACTAAGATGTTACTTCACTTTGATGGTAAAGATGGTCAGCAATGGGTACAAGATTGGTCTGGTTCTGAGTCATTCACAAAGGGAGAATATTTCAATAACGATGCTATAATTTCTACTGTTCGTTATGTTGGTGATCATACATTTGTAGCTGGTACTTCAAACGCTGCTCTTACATTTAACGATGGAACTATAAAGGATGTTACTGATGCAACGTATAATGGTGAGACTGGTGTTTTAGTATTGACTATTGGATCTCATAGTTTTACAACATCTAATACTGTAACTATTGGTACTGATAAGTTACCATTCACTTGTGATAAAGATAATCATACAACTGAGCATAGATATCCAAGACCAACTGACCCTGCACATGGAGTAGCATTAACAATTGATTCAGTAACTGGTACTACAATTACAGTTAATGTTGGTAGAGCAGTTTCTAGAGGTTTTGTTGGAAATACTAACAGGTATTACAATGCTGCTACATTGATTGAATCCAACTTAGACTTCATTGCTCAAGAGGCAGTATATCTATTAGAACAGAAATTCCCAGATTTCACTGTCATTAATGGTAGTGTAAATTGTCAAGATGATGTTAAAGATATTTGTAAGTCTATTGCATCTGATTTACGTAATGGTAGTAATGAAAAGATTTGGACTGCTGCATCATACTATGTTGATAGAGAAGATATAAACAATGTTAAATTACTCAACGTTGAAAATGAAATTGTAGAAACTGTTTGGACATATGGTAAATTAAATCAAATTTTAAGATATATCATAACCAATGATGCTTGGGATGTTCAAGGTCATCATGGACACAAGCAGAAATTTGATACTAGTATTACAGAGTCTAGTGGTAATGCAGCATCTAAATTCACACCTTCAGGAGCAGAATATAATGCTGCAACTGGCGAATTAAAAATATTAAAAGCATCACATGGTTTGTTTAGTGAAACATCATTATCAATTAATGGTGGTGGATATAACCCTGTTACTGGTATGCTTACATGTACAACCAGTGGTGCTCATAATCTTACAGCAGGTTCTAAACTTCAAATTGAAGATGAGTCTCTAACATTTACTTGTGCTATGGATCAGAATAGGTCTGAGCATAAGTATCCAAGATCTTCTGACCATGCAAGTCAAGGTTGGTTAGATGTTGTTGTTGTTAACTCAACAACTTTCCAAGTTGATGTTGGTAAAACACCAGACGTAATTTTCAATCCTACTGCTGCAACATACAGTGGTTCAACAGGTCTTCTTAAGATGACTATTGGTGAGCATAGATTGAGAGCTGGTACAAATATTAAGGTTGCTACAGGTAGTCTTCCATTCAGATGTACTATGGATGGATTGCAGTCTGTTAAGAAATATCCAAGAGCGAATGATTTCATTTATCAGGATAGTGTTCCTATTCTATATGAAGGAACTACTCATACTGCAAATGGTGCATCATACACACCAGAAACAGGTTTACTAACAATTACAGTGTTTAGTCATGGATTTGCTCATGGTGATAAAGTTCGTATTGCTGATGAATCACTTACATTTGAATGCTTGTTGGACAACAACATAACTCAACATAGATATCCACGTTCTACAGACCCATCTAGCGGTAGGTTACATAAGATTCTTAATGTAACTACTAATACATTTGATGTAAATGTTGGTATATCTCCTGACCTTTCATTACATACATTTAAGTCTGCAGATCCTAATGGCATTATTCATAAGGATAATACCATTACTTTAGATGTTGGTAAGACACATAATATTGCATATGATGTTTCTAGTGCAAACTATACTCCTGTAACTGGTGCATTAGTAATTACCACTTCTGCTCCTGGTTCTCCTGGATTAGGTGGAAATATGAATTTAATGGTTGGTGATAGCATTAGACTTAGAGATGGAGCATTCCTCTTCTCATGTAATATGGACGGTCAAGCAACCGATCATGCATATCCAAGATTAACTGACCCTGCTCGTGGTACTGCTGTTGAAGTTACTAATATTTCTGAAATTAATAGGACTGCAACTGATGCATCATACAACCCATTAACAGGTATGATGACTGTTACTTGCGGTGCATTATTAAACCCACCAAGTACTAGAAATTGTACTGGTGCTGCTTATGATCCTGCTACTGGAATGTTAACTATTACATCATCTGGTCATCAGGTATACAATGGTAACCTTGTTAGACTTAATGATGGTGCATTTATATTCCGTTGTGGATTGGATGATGAGACAACAGACCACTTCTACCCACGCTCAGGTGACCCTGCAAGAGATGAATGGTTACCTGCACAGAATAGAACTGCAAATACATTTGATTTGTTTATTGGTAAGTCTCAAGACCTTAGTGAGCATACATGTGTTGGTGTAACTACTAACCCTTGCATGAAAGTTGCTGGTGAGTTAGTTAGATTTGAAGAAGGTGCTATTACCTTTAGTTGTACTAAAGATGGTAATGCTACAAACCATGCATATCCTCGTAAGACTGACCCAGTGTTTAGAAGAGGATGGAGTGTTGTAGAAGCTTCAACTAACACTACATTTGATGTATTTGTTGGTAGAACTATATTTGGTGCTTATACACACAGCTTCGTTTCTGGATTAGCTGACGGTATTAGGCAGAATAATAATGCCTTTACTGTTAATGTTGGTAAGAGTAAGTTCTCAGCATACACACCTTCTGCTGCTACCTATGTACCTGAGACAGGTATTATGGACTTGACTATTGGTAATCATTGGATTAAGGATGCTACCACTCATACAGCAACTGATGTAAATTACATTGCATCAACTGGTGTAATGACACTTACAATTCCTAATCATGGTTTCATGATAGGAGATAAAGTTAAGGTTGCTGATAATGCAATATCATTAACATGTTCATTAGACCAACACGGTAGTGAGCATACTTATCCAAGATCTACTGACCCTAAATCTGGGGAGTGGATGCTAATTTCTAACGTTACTGATAATACATTTGATGTTAACGTAGGAACTTCACCACAATTAGACTTTGATGTTTCCAATGCATCCTACGATCCTGTATCTGGAAACTTAATACTTACCATTGGTACACATAGTCTTTCAGTTGGAACTAGTATAAGATTAAAAGATAATTCAATTACATTTGTTTGTGATTATGGTGGAGATGGATACAGTACTCAGAAGTCATATCCAAGATCATATGGTGCTAATACAAGTGATAATCAAGACTATGCATACAATACTTCACTGAATATTATTGCTAAGGATGCAACAACCATTACGGTAAACGTTAACGAAGCACCAGATACTGCAATTAGTCATGCTGGTACTCATAACTATCATTCATCTTTATCAGGTGCTGTAATTACTGGTGGTGATTACACTCACACATTTGTAAGTTGTGTTCAAAATGGTATTACAAGAGCTGGTGATTCTGTATACATTGAGCAAGATTCATTAACATTCCGTTGTGATCTTGATGGACAGACAACAGATAAGACATATCCTCGTTCATCTGGTTCTAATGCTCCTGGTGGTGCTGACTATGCCTACAATACTGCAACTTATGTTCAGGAAGTTAAGACTACAACTCATACTCCAACATTAGCAGCATACACTCCAACCACAGGTATGATGACCATAACTCTAGCTGGTCATGGATTATCTGCTCCAACTACAAAAACTGCAGAAAGTGGTACATCATTTAATCCAGCAACAGGTGAACTATTTGTAACATCTGCTAATCATGGATTTGTAACTGGTGATATGGTTAAGATTGCTGATAATTCTTTAGTCTTTACTTGTGCTGAAGATGGTAATTCTACTAATCATTCATATCCAAGACCTAGTGACTTTGCTAGTGGAAGATTCTTCCCAATACTTCGTACAAGTGCTAACGATTTCAGTATGACTGTTGGTAATGCATTCGGTGATCAACCTATTTCCAATAATACAACTCACGTATGGGTATCAGCAGTTGCTAATGGATTGGTTAAAGCAAATGATAAGGTTAGATTAGATGAGAATGCAGTAACATTCACTTGTGCTAAAGACGGTGATGCTACAAACCATTCATATCCAAGACGTACAGACCCATCTTACTTTGAGTGGTTACCATTAGATAATGTTCAGACAGATACATTTGATGTCTTTATTGGTAAGTCTAGTGATACATCAACCCACACCTTTGTAAACTTTGTTGCAAACAGCATGAAGAGACCAACTGGTGTAATTACAGTTGATGTTGGTATATCTTCAAATACTTCAACTCACGCATTCCAATCTGCTAGTGCAGATGCTATTAAGTGTGGTGGACAATACACTCACGTTTGGAAGGGTGGACTAACAGTAGATAAAGCATTTACTATTGGTGGTGATTATACACACGAATTTGTTTCTGGTGGTGAGAAGTTTACTATAACTACTGCTGCATTTACTCCTGGAACTGGTTTAATGACTGTAACAGTTCCTAATCATGGATTTGACAATGGAGATATGGTTAAATTTGACGATGGTTCAATAACATTCCGTTGTTTACAAGATAACTATCAGACTGACCATACATATCCACGTTCTTCTGACCCAGCTAGCGACACATATTTGGAAGTATCTAGTGTTACTAAAGATACCTTTGTTGTTAATGTCGGTACTTCTTCTAATACTACCACTCACCAATTCCAATCTGCTGTAACAAATGGATTAACTCGTGCTGTAATTAGAACTGGTGGTGCTTATACACATACTCTTACAGGTGCTAAGGGTGGATGCTTTAAGAAGAAAGGTAGAGCAATAGCTATTGATGATCATGGATTGACCATGACATGTGAATATGATGATAGAGGTTCAAATCATACGTATCCACGTACTACAGATCCTTCATCTAAGCAAGTATTACCAATTACTAAGTTTGATACAAACTCATTTACTGTTAATGTTGGTCCTACTTCATTCAATAAAAATTATAAACCATACAATCCTACTGCTGCAACATACGATACAAGTAATGGTAATTTACAGCTAAACCTTCTTGCTCATGATATTACAACTGATGATTTCGTAATCATTGAAGATGAGTCAATTAGATTTACATGTACAATGGACAATAACCAGTCCATTAAATCTTATCCTAGACCTGGACATGATGTTCGTACTTCTGGTAAAGAATTACCAGTTATTGCTACAGATGCTACTTCAATAACAGTTAATGTAGGTACACCTGGAACTAATCAGACATTTACACCATCTGCTGCTACTTACGATGCATCAACAGGTGATATGACTTTAACGATTGGTCAACATGGAATGCGTAAAGGTTCTAGTATTGTTATACAGAATAATACTTTACAGTTCACTTGTGATATGGATGGCAATACTGCCACTAAGACATATCCACGTGCAACAGATCCTTATGGTGCTGAGAAATCAATTCCTGTAACTGACGTATATTATAGTTCAGGTACTGCTAGTAACGCTGCATTTGTTCCTTCAACAGGTGTAATGACAATTACATTGACTGCTCATGGACTTAATAATGGAGATTACATCCAACTTGTTGATGAGTCATTAACTTTTAGATGTAACTTAGATGGATATACATCGGACCATAAGTATCCAAGAGCAACTGACCCTTCAAGTGGAAGATGGTTAGCCATTTCAAATAAGACCAATGATACATTTGAAGTTAATGTAGGAATATCTTCAGATACTTCTACTCATGCTTTCTTAAGTGCTGCAACTAATGGTGTTAGAGCACAGAATGGTATGATTAAGGTTAATGTTGGTAAGTCTCCTATCAAAGGATACAATCCTTCATTAGCAGCTGGTTCAACAACAGCATATGATCCTACTACTGGAATGTTGACCATTGATATTGGTGCTCATGAACTTGAGGTTGGTGATGGTATTAAGATTGCTAAACAATCATTTGGATTTATTTGTGCTCAGGATGGTGGTAATACTATTCACTATTATCCTCGTACAAGTGATTGGGGTTATAATAAATCTCATCCTATTACTGCTACAACTTCAACTTCTGTTACTGTTAATATATCTAATGGTGCTATTAGTAATACTACAGAACATGCTTTCTATACAGTATATGATAAGTACACACCAACTGGAATAACATATAGTGGTTGGACAGGAATAATGACTGTTACAACTAATGTTGTTCATAATATGGATGCAGGTGAGTACATTAAGTTTGATGATAATTCATTAACATTTACATGTACTAAAGACGGTAATGCTACTGAGCACAGATATCCTAGAGCAACTGACCCTGCAAGTGGTAAGTGGTTGAAGGTTCTATCTACAGGATTGACATCATATACCTTCCAAGTACAAGTTTTAGATATATCACCTTCTACTAACGTTACTACACATACATTCGTATCTGGTAAAACATATGCAACTAACTGTATTAAGAGAGCAGCAGTTGTAACTGGTGGTGATTATGCACATACATTTACTGGTAATGCAAGTAGCAATAATGTTTCTTATGAACCAGCAAGTGCTCACACATTCTCAAGTGCTGACCCTGGTGCAGTTAAGAAGCTCTTAACTAAGCATTCTTTTGTTTCTGCAGAAACTAATTGTGTTACTGTTATGGATTATAGTGTAGGTGATTGTGTAGATGTTCAAGCAACTGTAGAAAACTTAATTGATATAGTTACTGATACTTTAGAAGATGCTAATAATCCATCACCTATAGATCATCTTGGTTCTGTATCAAAATTATCTTCAGATCCAAATAATGAATTCCTTGGTGGACGTGTATATGCATATTTGGAAGAAACATTCCCAGTTTCATTACACAATTCTACTGATGATATAATATATGCAAATCAAATTGGTGGTAATGGTAAGTATAGATTCCAAGATGCTGCAGATCTAGTAGAAGCAAATGCTGGTCCTATTGTAGATAAAGCATCTTATGATATGTTGACTTTATATCCAGATCTTGTTTTGGATATGCCTAGAAATGCTGATGGTAGTGGAAATGGTACTTTACAGTGTAAGACTGACTTAGCATTAATTCTTACCGAATTTATTAAAGACCTTAGACAAGGTGGTAACTTTAATACAGTTAACGTTGCTAGGAGATATCTTGGTGCTAATGATGTAATCTTACACATTCGCTTACAGTTATTCCAATCTGCATATGCACATTTACGTCTTGCACATTACATGAAGCAAGCGATAACTGGTAATTTAACTTATGATAATACTGATAAAATTATAGTTGGTGATTGGGGTATTACACAATCAACATCATCTACATTTACAGCTTCATCAGCAACTTATGATCCTGCAACTGGTATTCTTGTTGCAACTATCGGAACTCATAGTCTTGAAGTTGGAAGATATGTTAATGTCGCAAATGCTTCTTTAACATTCAGTTGTGCTGGTGGTACAGGAACTCATACTTTTGTAAGTGGTGTTACTGATGCCATTACTGCAGACTCTGGTGGACCATTTACTGCAGCAACAGGAACAACATATAATCCTTCAAATGGTAATCTAGAATTAGAAATTGGATCACATAGTTTGACTACAAGTAATACAATTAGTATTGCTGATTTTGGAATTACATTTACTTGTGATGCTGATAATCATTCTTCTAATCATCCATATCCACGTCCTACTGACCCTGCGTCTACTAATACGTCAGATATGAATAATGGTGTTCTAGCAATTAGTGCTGTAACTGGTACAACAATTACAGTTAACGTTAGTGCAGTTACAACATCTCAGGCTGCATATCCAAGATCAACTGACCCTGCGTCTGGTAGTAATTTGGAAATCCTTGCTGCTGATGCAACAACAATTACACTTAATGTTGGTGCTACAACTAATGTTCAAGCACATACATTTGTAAGTGCAGTTGCTGCTGGAATAGTCTCTCCTGGTGATTGTGCTGATGTTAAGGAAGCAATTGATAGTTTAGTTGAAACTGCTAATGATATCATTGCTCCTACAAATAATGACTTTGCAATATCTGCTGATAGATTATACTTTAATAGAAAATCAATTGCTGATGAAATAACAACATTAGTAACTAATGAATTCCAATTCCAATTAGCAGAAGGTGGTCCTTACTACAATGCATTCTTATATCCAGAACCAGGTGGTGTTCAAACATGTCAACGTGACCTATCTCTTATTATGTTGGGTATTATTTCTGACTTACAAACAGGTGGAAATAATAGCACTATTGCTGCAATGGAAAATTATCTATCCACTACAATGCAAATTAACTACATCGAAGATGAGTTATTAGCAACAACATATGCTATTGAGCAGATGAAGTGGTTAGGTGAGCATGCAATTCTTAATAGGTTGTACACTAAAGATTCTAATGAGGTTCCTCCATCATATAACTTTAACTATACTACTATAGAAGCATATAGAGATGGATTAACACCAGTTGATATGAGCCCAGTTGTTACTAGGTTTAAAGAATTGGTTGATATTGCTCTTAATATACTTGCTCCTGGTAAGTTGGCAATGAGAGGTGCTGCTAAGAACTTACTTTATAACCAGAGTTACTATAAAGAAGAGATTACAACTCTTGTAACACAGCAGTTCGGTGCTTCTGTTTGGTTGTATGATGATTGGCTCAATACCATTGTTACTAATTTAGTACATGATTTAATTACAACTGATATTACTGATACAGTAGTAGCACATAATATTGAAATTGAAAATGTTACTGGTGCTTTTGAAGTTGGTGAGATGATATTCAGTCAAAGAGCTGGTGGTGGATCTGCTGTAGTTCTTGAATATAAGAGTGAAGGTAGTTTCTTAGTTGTTGGAAAATGGTATGGTTCTCCTTGGGAAGCAAACGATAGACTAGAAGGAACACGTTCTGGTGTTGTAGCAAATGTTAAAGTGGGTGGAGTTGGTTATCCATATACTTGGTTTAACAAACCAGCAAATGTTAGAACTATTACTTTTGCTAAGAATATACAATCTAATATCCAAGGTCAGGTATCTGCACCTAATTTATTCTCAAATCCAGAGCAAATAAGATTTAATTGGCTTCCTGGTTATATTGTTATTAGTGATGATTTTGCACAAGCACCAGATGGTACACAAACTGCAGAAAAATTAATTGCTTATCAAAGTAATGGTTATCACTATACTAGTAGAAACTATAGTTTAACATCTTATGATACGTGGGATGATGGAATTATTAAGTTTGATGATACTAACAATAGTTTTGACGAAGGTGGAGCAGCTACTGAAGATGATAATCAGCAATATACATTCTCAGTATTCTTTAAAGGAGATGAATTTAATAAAGTTAGATTCGGTCTTGTTATGGATGCTGGTACAGTTGGTCAGCAAGATGTATTCTTTGATTTAGATCTTGCTTCAGGAACTGCTGGAACATTATTCCAACCTCAAGGTGGTATAAGTGGTGATGATTATGGTTCTGTTCCTTATGGTAATGGATGGTATAGAGCATATATTACAACAACCATATCCTTTGGATTTAGTGAATTACGTGCTCAATTCTTAATGTATGATGCTACTAATTCTTTATCATACTTGGGTGATGGTGCAAGTGGTATGTTTATGTGGGGTGCTAAATTATCTGTTGGTACTATTGACCCATACACTTCTCAACTTGGTGAAATATTCTATGCAGACACAGAGTATAATGTTAAGACCTATGCTTTAAGTGCTTTAGAAACTTATGCAAGTCAGGCAATAAGTGATACACTCACATCACCTTCACCTGCTGCAAGTTATATTAAGTACTTTGATGCTAACTCTTCTGCATACTATAACGATAAGTCAGTAACTAGATGTATCAGAAGTAACTTAGATATTCTAAAAGGACAACTAGGTTTAGATACATTCTACACTAATATCACTGTTAACAATGGTATTAGTATGCCTACCTACACATATGGAACTAGAGAAGTACCAATTGGTTTAGGTGGTGGATTAAATGATTCTGATTACTTGTATGGATTTAATAGTGGTGCATATGCAGAATTAGAAACTATGACTGTTAATGAAGGTGAGATTGTTAACATCTATCAGAGATTACGATTTGATGCTGAGATAACAGATGGACCATTCTGGATAGGTGAGACTATTAGAAAGGTATCTGATAATGCTGTAAATGGAACTGTTCATGGATTATGGGAAGATGAGAACTACAGATACGTAGATGTGATAATGAGTGCTGGTACATTTGCAGCTCTTGATATAGTTGAATCTGATAGAGCACAATTACCACCAACAGGACAGATTAGTGTAATTACAGATCGTCTTCAAATTATAGACCTTAAGGGTACATTTGAGGCATCGGTTCCATTTAAGGCATACACTAGTGGTGCAACTGCTACTCCAACCGAATTTATACGTACAGAAGCTGCTGTACTTGATAATACAGGTGGTACTTTAACAGTTGATACTGAAACTCTATTAGGTTCATTTGAAACAACTTCTGTTGTTTATCCTGAAGTTTCTAGACAATATATTGAAGTTAGTAAGTTTGATGGTTTTGATATATCAGTTGGTGATAGAATCGCATCTGCTGGATATACACGCTTGGGTATTTCAGTCATTAGTGGATTGAATGAATTTACTGTTGGTAGTAGACTTTATAAGGTTGTTGGTGGTATACAGGACTTTGATAATTATGCAATAATTTCTGAAGTTGATCTAGATAACAACTTCTTATATGTTGCTGATTTCCAAGGAACACCTCTTACAAATGGAGATCTCGTAGGTGATTATGGAGTTGGAAATAACTTCCCAGTTGGTTACGCATCTGTAACTACAAGGGTTGTCACACCTGGTGCTGGTTCAGCTTTAATTCAGGATATACGTGATAGCGGTACTCTTAAGAGAGTTTATCTAAGTAATATCAAAGGAACATTTGTTACTAAGGATGCAATTATCAGTGCTGATGATTATAAGGCAATCGTGGTAAATAAAGTTCCACTTCTCGCACGTGTTAAGAGAGCATTTAAGGGATTTGATGGAGTTCAAACTACATTCAAACTCTCTACTGGTAATGGTACTCAGTACCTACCAGATCCAGCTGGGCATCTTCTTATATTTGTTAATGGTATTCTTCAACCACCTGGTGCGTCTGCTGCTTATACAGCGTTCTCTGATTCTATTCAGTTCACAGAACCACCAGATTTAGGAGCATCATTTACAGGATTCTACGTAGGTAAGTTGAGACAGTTGGATGATATCTCATTCGAGTTTGACTCCTTACGTCAGTCATTCAACCTCAAGCGTAATGATGTATTCTACTCACTAACGCTTACGGATGGTGTTCAGTCCACAACTATCAGACCTGAGAATAATATCATCGTTTCACTTAACGGTGTTATTCAGGAACCAGGCGTTGGTTTTGAATTGGTTGGTTCACGTATCATCTTCTCTGAGATTCCTCGTGTAGGTTCTACATTTGTTGGATTCTCCTACGTTGGTTCTGAGGCAGACGTTGATGCTGCTGAAGTTATTCCACCTATCGAACCTGGTGACTTTATTGATATCCAAGGTGAGACATCAGACAGAGAGGTTGCTGTTATTGAGTCTTCAAACTCTCTAATTACATTTGACTATCTTGGTTCTGTGTTCGGACAGAACGCACAAGCACAGGCAAATTTAACTTCAGGATTTATTAATAGTGTACAGGTTACTTCAGGTGGATCTGGATACACAAGTAGACCAAATGTTAGAGTTGACTCTATATCTGGTTTTGAAGGAGATATTAACGCACTAGTTGGTGTCGGTGGAGTTGTTATTAATAACCAAGGTACTGGATATCAAAATCCTAATATTGAGGTTGAGACATCAGTTCCTGATGATTGGACTGCTCCTGACCTTTCACAATATGGTGAAGAGTTAGTAGACCCTGAAACACCATAAATAACTAAAAAATGTAGCGAGTAATGGCCAAACAATCACTAAATCTTGGTACGGTAGCTAATGATAACACAGGGGATACCCTGCGTGGTGGAGGCGACAAGATTAACGACAATTTTAATGAGATATATTCCGCAATTGGTAATGGTACTAATATACAACTTAGTGTCATAAACCCTGCTGTTGGTC